TTCTACTCCTTTAGCTCGACGCGGCCACCGATGACGCACTGCCGGAGTACGGCACTACGAACACGGTCACAGCGATGTAGTTGGCGGGGATCACCGGGGAGCACTGGAACGACACGGCGATGACGTCGCCCTGACCCTGCGCGGTGATGTTCTTGTACGCCGGGCTGTTCGCGTCACCGACGATCGTTCCCGGACCAAGGGGAAGCGGCTTCGCCAACTGCTTGAGCTGCGTCTCGGTCTTACTGACGGCCAGGCCAAGGGTGATCGGGGTGACGCCCTTGCCGCGCAGCGGGTCCAGTGCGTTACGGACGTTACGGACGGTGAAATCCACGGCCGCGCCGGTCGACTGCTCGCGTCGGTTGTAGTTCGTGTTGTTCAGCCAGGTGCTGATCGACTGCACGACCTTATAGATGCCACCCTCGCGATCCACCGGCAACACGCCAGCCAGCAGCAGCGGATCGGTGTCGGTCGGGTTCTGCAGGTAACGCTCCAGTCCGCTCACGTCGATCGACAGGTTCGTCAGTGCAACGCCAGGACTCACTGCCGAGAACATCGCGGCAAGAATCGCGGCAGTCAGGTACGGCGAATACAACTGCAGGCCGTTGAGCTGGCCGGTCAGGTCGTAGTCGTAATAGCCCAGATGCACCAGGGACGTTCGGTCGCTGTTGATGTCCTGAGCGGCCGTCTCAGCGAGAGCATCAGTCGTGCCCAAGACCGTGCCGCAGATCGAACGACGCTCCATGCGGCCAACGGTAGACATGTACTGCACATGCGCGTCGGTCATCGCAGCGATGGCCGGGTCACCCGAGATTGGCGTGATCCACTGCACGTCCTCAACTTCCAGTGTAGTGAATGCCTCGGACCAATCGAGGTTGGTTGTCACGCCATCGGAGCCACCCGTCAGGTACGTGAAATTGATCAGCGCAGGAGACAGCTGGGCTGTATCGGGGCGCGTCGCACTCACGAAGCTCTGCGATGTGCCGTTGAACCAATTAACCAGCGCCTGCAGGTTAGCAGTGGCCGTATAGATGGACGTCTTGATGTCCTGACTGGTCAATCCGTCCAGGCCGTTGAGAGCCGGTGAATCGGCGCCTCCTGGCGACACGGATGCGGCGAAGCCGGGGATCACGTTGATCGCATCCACAAGCTGCTGAACGGTGCTGAACTGCGTCAGGTCGATCGTCTCTACGATGGTTCCGGTGGGAGCCTGCAGTTCGACCGCGTTGTTCGTCACGGTCATTGATGCGGATGCCAGTCCGCCGCTGTACTGCACGGTGAACGCGTTCTGCGTGATGTTGTCCTGCGTCACGTAGCTGTTGCCGTACTGCACGGTCGCAGCCAGCCCAGTAAGCGAGCCAGGCGCAAGCTTGACCTTGATCTGGTTGTTCCACTTACCCCAGTCTTGCGAGGTCAGCGCGATCGCAGTAGCGCCGGTCGAGTCGAGCAGATTCAGGGCTGCCTGTAGCGCCGGGTTCACGCGCACGCATGTGACGGTGCCGGGGCCGTTGGTGTCGGTGCTCGGCGCGAACGCCTTCATGACGGCCGTCAGCAACTCACCGCTCTGCAGTGTGGCCTGGGCCTCACTCGTGCTGCCGAAAGAAAGCAGTACGTTCGGCTCGCCGCCCGTGGACTCGCCCACGTAGCAGACGGTATTACCGACGCTCAGGTTCTGATTAGCCATCGCCGAGTCGTTGACCTGCGACATGGTCGCGGGACTGACCCATAGACGGCCGTTGAAAAAATATGACATGTCCTTATCCCTCAGCCTTACTTGGTTACTTTCTTGGCCGGGTAGTGCTTCTTGGGAGACCCACCGGCAAATGCCGTGAGCGCTTCCTTGAATGCAGCCTCGGTGCTCTTGATGTTTCCGGCCTTGCGCTGTGCGTACGCAAAGCCGTGAATCAACGCGATACGGCCGTCGACTTTCTTGCTCGACATGCGAGTGCAGAATTCGTCGAGGGTCATCTCGATGGGTGGAGCCGGGGTCGTGTTAGCGACGGCGGCCGTTTCGGTTTTTGCCATGACTTTCCTCTCAGTTAATCGCGGTGCCGGTGACCGTGATATCGGTGAACGTGGCCTGCTGATCACCAACGATCACCGGGGCCATGCATGTAAAAGTGCCGAGGGACTGATAGACATTCGCGGGGTATTCGCCGCTGATGGCATCTACGTCCTGTTGGGAAAATTCGATCTCAACCATTCCGCTCGCGTCGAACACGGGAAGGTTTGCTACCATCAGGCGGCGCAGCACTTTGCGAATCGCGATGCGCTCGTCGGGGTTCTGCGTCCAGCCGATAACAGCGAGCTGCACTCGTGCGAGCCAGCCATTGCTCGTATCCCATAGCGATGGGTTTTCGAGATCCTGGTGATCACCGATCAAGAGCTCACCGATCGCGCGCTCAGACGGCGCCTCACTAAGCAGATGGACTGTCACGACCGGGAAGCGAGTGTCCTGGAACACCGGTGGCGCGCTAAGCACCTGGATCACGCCGGAGTTCGCGACGAGCGACTTGGCGGACAGCTCATTGGCGATGCCAACCGTCAAGCGCTCAAGCACGACGGACATGGCATCGGTACTGGAGTCCTGGTAGGTGACTTCCGGGACCGCACTAATCGGCGCATCAGACGTCCACGTAGTGCCGTCCCAGTAGAACGGGCAGTAGTAGTACGTCGTGCCGTTGGTCAGGCCGGAGAAGTCGAGTGCGGAGACATTCTTGCCGGTGTAGACGACCTGCGACGCCGGATCAGTGACGCCAGGGAATTCTCCTGTCGTGTTGCGCAGAATCGTCCAATAGACCGATCCACACGGAGGACCAAGGATCACCCGAATGGCATTGCCAACTGATAGCGGTTCAAGCATTACGATCATGCACACAATGATCGCGTCACGACTTTTTTTTGAATCGGTCGTGAAGGTAAAGTCACTCACATGGCAGACTTCAAAATCTCCGTCGACCTGTCCGGCATAGCCGGTGCAGCGGCATCAATCGTCAATGAGCGCGTCTTTCCGCTGCTCACGCAAGCCGTGCGCGCAGTAGCGCAGCAGACGGCGATCAGTTGGATCGATGGCATCCAGCGTGCCAACCTATGGAACGTTGAAAAGCAGCAGTACGCTGGGTCGGTCAATGCTGTGATGACCGGGCCGTTTTCGGCCATGGTCTCGTCGGACTATGACAAGGCTGAGGAGATCGAAAACGGACGGCCGCCGCGTGACCTGAAAACGATGCTGAACACCAGCCTCAAGGTCCGCATCAGCAAGAAGGGCCGGCGCTACATGTACATCCCATTTCGGCACAACACGCCAGGCAATGAGGCTAGTGGCAATGCGATGCCGCCGGACGTATACGCGGTGGCGAAAGCCATGACGCCGTCGTCGATCACGGGACAGACGACGCGCCTGTCCGGCACCGGCGCGTATGACATGAAGACCCAGCAACGCCTGACCGTGCCCCAGAACACATATTCATGGGGAGAGAAAATCAACGTTCCTGGCGCGGCAAAGAACCTGCAGGGTATGTACCGGTTCGACACCAGCTCCGGCAGCTCGAAGTCGAGCAGTTACCTCACGTTCCGCACGATGGCCGAGGGATCACCCGGTTGGATCGTGCCGGCTCAGCCGGGTCTAGATATCGCCAAGAACATCGCCCTCGACATGCAGCCAGTCGCCGAAAAGGCTTTCGGCGAGGCCATTGCGCGGACACTCGGTTAAAGCTGGCGTCCGAACAGGTCGAACTTGCGCAGCACTACGCGCTTGGGTAGCTGTGCGCCGAAATGCTCATTGCGGTTCTGCGGGTAGTTTCCCCACACGAAATACTCGACCAGCGCGGTCCCGCTGATGGAATACTGCGTGCCTGACGGCGGCGCACCCGCTACCGGCCAGGTGAGTACGCCATTCGTACCGACAGTCGGCACAGCGGTTCCATCCACGATGTTGCCGTTGACGTCTAGCCAGAACACGCGCGTGAACTGCGTTACCTGCATGTGGATGCGCTCCAGCGTGCTTCCGGAGGTGAGCTGTAGAGAGAATGCTTCCATCGCGTTTAGCATAGTCACGCGGTCGAACTCACCGGCCGCGTACATGGACGACATCTGCGGGATTGTTACGACCACGTCGCCGCTCTGCCACTGGCCGAACTGCGACCACTCGCGCTGCACCTTTTGATTGGCGACACCGGCGGGTGCTAGCACTGGGTTGTTCCAGATGACGCCAGCGCCAGCGCACTGCGGGCACGACGGATTGGCCGCGCCGCTCTGCGGGTTGAAGCACGGGCACCGGTATGACCGGCGCCAGTTGAAGTTCTGGCCGATGTTGCCGCCAAGAAATGCGTTGAATGCCGCTGGATTTAGGCGCATATCAGCCGCACACCACTACAGATCGGATGCCATGGATCTGCGCCATCAGTCCGCCATTCTGACCCTTGGGTCCGTTGATGATCGTATCGATGATATCGTTGTACTTGAGAAGGTCCACGCTCAGCGACTGCGACAGGCCATCGGCGCTGATCGAGCCGGACTGAGGCAGAAACGCATCCTGGACAATCAGCAGGATTGCCTTTTTCTTAATCACGTCGATCAGGTCCGGGTATTCCTTCCACGCGTTGGCGATACCGGCCACATACGTGAGCTGGATCATCTGCGGTACGACACGGCCGGAGCTTGCCGCCGATATCATGAAGGCCGCCAGCGGGAACCCTATCGTCATCGATGTTGGGACGAGTCGGATCTCGCCGTACTTCGAGTCGATGCGCAGCCAGTCGATCGGCACATTAAAGAGTCCATCCACCGGTGATGGGTAGACGTACTCCATCTGCTGTACGGACTGGATCGGGCGATTGTTCGTCTTGATGAATCCCCATTTGTCACCCTCGAATGCGGTCGGGTCGCTGTCGTATGGTGGATCGATGCGCCATGGCATGTTGGCCGGGAGCGAGGCGATCTGGTCCGGCGTCGGCTGGGACGGG